CCGTCTGAAACGGCCTCGTCGAAAGTAATGCGGTGGATGGAGTACGGCTTTTTGCCCGCACGGATGTCGGTAATCAGCTCGTTGAACGGATTGTCCACACCGTCATGGGTAGAGATGATGTGTACCTGACCGCCCCACATCAGCAATGCCATTGCCGCTTTGAGCAGCTCGCCGAGCTGCTCGTGGAACGCCGCCTCGTCAATGATGACGCGCCCCTGCTTACCGCGAAGGTTTGAGGGGCGGCTGGATAAGGCGGTAACGCGCCAGCCGGACGCGAAACGGATGACGAAGGCAAGGACGGATTTTTTGTCGTCTCCTTCGACAAACACTTCTTCGGTTTCTTCGATTTCGCCAGCCGCCAAGCCGTAGAATTTCGCCCAGTTGGCACAATCGCGGATAAACTCCAAAGCCATGTCTTTGTTGTAGCCTATGTACCATGCGTCCATGCCGCCCGATGAGGCGGCAAGTAAGGCGGTATCGGCAGCCTCGCCCCAGCTCAGACCGATGCGTCGGGATTTTTCGCAGAGTTTGACGGGAGAGTTATCGGCGCACCAACGCTGCTGATAAGGAAGCAATGCCGATGGCGTGCGGTCTTCGGTTTTGGGCAATGTCATGATGCGATACCTAAAATCTGTTTGCGGATGGCTTCGGCAGCCGCGTCGGACAGCCCGCCTTTTTTTGCCTGCTTGGCCACGTTTTCGGCGGCGGCTTCGACTTTGGCTTTAACTTTTGCCTGATATTCTTTAAGGCGCGTTCCGGCGGTAATCAGACCGCTGATTTTGCGCGCGCCCTCGCTCATAATCCCGAAACGGTCAAGTGCGTTTAATTCGTCTTCGGGCATCTCGCCAATCTGCACCAATGCCTCAAACAACTCTGTCTGCAACATCGCCATCAAGGCTTCGGAGCGGGTATCCCCCTCGTCTGCCGCGCCTTCGGCAATCAGGCGTGCCGCTTCGGTGCTGTTTTTGATGGCGGCAAACCGACGCTGTACTTTTTGGCCGTAACGATGGGCGGCGGAGCGGCTGATTTCGTAGCCCTGTTGCTGCAACCATTCGGATAATGCCTGGTAGTCGGCGAAGCCGTTTTCGACGAGCTTGCGCTCAAACTCGTGTCGGACAGCTTCGGGAAGTTGGTCGATGACGCTGCGTTTTGCCATATCAGCTCCACACTTTTTCGGGGCGGGCGATACCGGCGCGGCACTCGACTGTGTATTCGGCAATATCGACACCCAAACTGGTCAGGTCGGCAAACCACAAGCCGTGCGGTGCTTTATTCAGTTCGACCATTTTGCGGTCGGCAAGGTAGTCGAGCTGCTGGCGCAGTTCGGTGGCGGTGGTCTGCGGGTAAATCGCGTTCATGATGTCCAGCAGAAAGGTCTCGCTGGTGGTGTGCGGGCGGGCTTTATTAAGGGTGTTGATGATGTTCCAACGCATCCCCTCGCGCCGTTGTTTGGCAATCAATTCTTGGCTAATCATTTCTTTACGCTTTCCATTTTGTAGATTTCGGTGAGTTTTTCGGCGACGTTGTCGAGCTTGGCTTCGAGTACGACCTGATTGCGGATGTAGTCTTCCCGCAAAACATAGGTCAGGGGCAGGCCGGCGTTGAATTCCGCCAATTTGTTTTCCATGATTTCGACTTTGCCTTGCAGGCGTTCCTGCTGTTTTTGGCGTTCGTCCTGCTGCTCGCGGAATTGCGCCAGCAGCATTTTGCCGAAGGTAAAACAGATGCCGAGGAAGGAGAGAAGAAATCCGACCAACTGCCAAAACTCGATGTGGATAAACGTTTTTTCCATTAGGGATAACCCCTCTCGTAATATTCTTGACACAACACACAGCGCGTACAGCCTTGGACGGCTTTTTGCCTGGCTTCGGGTATCGGGCTGCCGCAATCTTCACAGTGGCTCAGGCTGACGGAATGTTGAGGTTTGGTTTGATGTTTGGATAAAGCCTCGCTCAAAAAGATGGCTTCGCATTCGGCGGCTTGGTCGGCAAAATCAGTCATCTTTCAGACGGCCTTTCGAATACCACGCCTGCCAGCCGGAGATTTGCACTTCCAGCTTTTGGCAGTATTCGCCATAGCGGATAACGTGGTTTAAAAGTTGTTCGGGTGAGCCGCCGGTCGGACGCTCGGGGCGTTCGTATTTGACCAGCAGCCCGGAAGATACGGGCGGCAAAACAGCCGCCTCCACGGTTTTAATCGGTGTATCCGAAGGCGCGTTTGTAGAGGTGCAGGCTGTTAGGGCCGATACCGTTAAAGCTGCTGCCGTCTTTATCCACTGCTGCACGGGTTTGCTCCTGTAAGGTGTTGCGGGATTTCTCCAATTCGGCCTGTGCCTCGGCCAACTCTTTGCTTTGTCGTTGCGATAAGTCATACCAATGTTGCTTTTCAGCCGCCGCTGCAGCCAGCTTCTCGCCGTATGCCTGCTCGGCAGCCAAACGTTGCGCCGTATGGATCAGCTGCATCTGCGTCGTCTCCGCCGTGCAGGTATGTTTGGCACGGACGTAGCCTGCACCATATGTGCCGCCCAGTAATACGACGGCGAGCAATGCGGCCGGCCATGCCTTAATCACCGTCCACATTTCCGCCTCCTTCGCGCCGCTTGATTTCCGCTACTTGCGGAATGACTGACAGGCCGCGCTTAATCAGGGCATAACCGCCGACCATTGCGCCGTATGCCCACCAAAGCCATTCGGGGGCATCGGCTGTCTGCATAAATTTGAAGGTCATCGTGCCGGCGGCAACATTGGCCCAGAGTTTGGTGTGGCTGATATTTCCCGTGGCCGGATTGGAGACCAAGCCGGAAAGCCATTTGAAGAATCTCATTTTTATTTCCGTCGTATGGGCCGGCCGGCTGAAAAACACCTTTGGGATTAGGCAATCGTTTTTCAGACGGCCTGAAATTTAATCGGTATTGTCCGCTGCTGCGTGAATCAGGTTTTGCGCCACACGGCGTACCCAACCCTTGCCGAAAGACGTGAACGTGCCGAGCTTGGTATAGAAGACCAGACGCTCGGCGTTGAAACGGAGCAGGAGGTCATTTTCAGGAAGTGAATTGATGGCTTTGAGACTGATTTCGCCGATAACGCCGTCGTCCGGCACGCCTGCGGCGCGTTGCAGCATACGGGCGGCATTGCCGTAGCCGTGGTTGATGCAGGCATCGAAGAATTGGAAAGCGACCGCTTCGGGCATTTGGTCGGCGTGGTAACGCTCCCAAAATGCCTTGCGGTAAATGCCGATGGCCTGCTCGCGCGTCATGGCGCGCATGGAGCCGTTAAAGCCGTTTGCCATTGCGGTACGCTTGGTGATGCCCCAGTTGGTTTCGCCGCCGGGGTCTTGAGGGTGGTTGACGTAACCGCCCTCGTGGGAGAGGACGCGTTCGATGAATTGGGTGAATTTGTCTGACATGGAAAAATCCCTGTATTGAGGTTGAAATCAATACAGGGATTGTAGGAAAGGCCGTCTGAGGGGGCTTTTAAAGGGGGTTAAAAGAGTTCATGGGATGGTTGTTTATCCAAATCAGTACAAATGAATTTCAGGTTTTTGTTGTATGCAGGCAAAGGCCAGTTTTTACATACTTCATCTGCACCAACTTTCTCAATCAGCCAATAGACCAACAAAGCTGCTGGCTGACTGAAAAAATACATTTCTTCAGCATTTTCTTTTATCCGCTTGGCAATATATTTCTTCTCATTCAAAAGTGAACGGATGTCAGAAAGAATACTTGATTGGGAAATGCTGGATTGAAATGTTTCTAGAAAAATCATATTGGTTTTTTTATCAACTTTAGGAATAAGCCCTATTTTCTCCTGATAAAGATGTGATAATTGTGAAAGAAGTTCTTCTTGTGGTTGATTTGCTTCTTTCAAAATTGCCAGAGTACGACTAAATAAGTCATCTGTAGTTTCCATCAAAGCCATGCTCTTCGCGACTTCGCGCTCTGCTTTCTTTGGAACATTGCCGTCAGGCTTGTATATATTGTCATGAACCAGCTCTGCATAAGCATGTTGGAGTAAAGAACGCACCTGGACTTCACAGCACAAATCAGCAGGGATGCTGACATTTTCGGGTGTAATGAATGCTTGTTTAGGACGAATCTCGTAATGTTTGGATTGATAGTCAAATGCTTTGGGATTTTGCTGAATTTCATCTGCAAAATCTTTCGAAACTTTAGCATTCCACTGAGATGAGGATTCAATGATTTCACAAACTATTTGAATATGTTCCGCAAGCAATACCACAAAACGTACGCCGACCAAGTCAGTCATTTGAGTTTGAGGTGAAGTGTAATTTTTTCGGCCAATCTTGGCCAGAGCTGAAGAAATCTCTTTGACTCTAGGCTTTGCTTCAATTTTTAGAAAATTGGCAACCGGAACAGGAGAAATGACATTGGATAATTGATTTTGAATTTCTTCAGCCACAAATCTACCCCAAGCGGCAAATGCCGCTTGGTGGCTTTCTAAATAGCTTTTGAAATCATCAATATCACTCATTTTTGTTGTTGTAACTGTCCTTTAATTGTGACAACAGTATATTCCCCATCTTCCGTTGGCGCAATTTCCATATAGTCTTGAGTATGCTCGGGAGGAGTCAAGATAACTACACCGTTACTAAATCCGTAAGACCTCCGTTTGCGTAAACGAGTTTTAATATATTCAATATCCTTACTTACAGCATTTTGAGGAAAATCCTTAGCTATCATAAATTCTGTATAAGCTTTTTGCTTGTCTTCAGGTAAATAATTTTGAGCAAAATCGTTAACGCTGATGGTTGCTGCTGCACTTTTCAATGTGACACGCAATGCTTCATGTGTATCTAACTTTTCATCATCACTCAAATCAGAGTTATCGATAAAATTACGTGTCCATTCAAAAAAATTCTGTGTCAGCTTACGGGAAGAAGTAGCTATACTCATGCCTAAGAACACTTGGTAGAAATAGGAAGCTGCTGGCCTAGTTTCCGTTTGTGTCATCAGATGGTCATACAAAAAAGCCCGATAATTCCCAGATTGTATTTGCTCCTGCGGCCTTACTGTTTCGGCTACCAAAAAACCTATTTTGAATAGTCTTGCTGAATCGGTTAGCAATAATTCCTCTAAGAATTCAATCGTGATAAAGTCATCCTCTTCTTTGGTCCTGAACCCATCTTGAGGTTCAGCCTTAATCACACATAAAAACGGCTTGCCGGTATCTCCAACCCTACCTTTTAATACCAACAAAATACCACCCGGTGCATTCGTATTCAGTTGTGCATCGGTCAACATGTGAGCAAATTGTGCGGAATCTTCAATAAACTCTGCTTCCTCTTTGAGTTGTATGGCTGCTGCTATCTGAAAAAAACTATTTTCAGCCGTATTGGCAATAGACATTTCAATGCCATGAGATTTATTACCCAAAGCTTTGGTCAGCCTGTTTTCCAATGTTCTTCTTGCCGTAATAGGCAAATCAATCAACTGCGTACTGATTTTAGGTTCTACACGATCTCTATTTTCATTTTTCGGATAAATACGATGGGTAATAATTTTTTCAATTACCAGCCCTTCAAAAGAGTAATTCGTTTCTGTCATCATTTTTTCCTATTGTAAGTTAATTAAGGTCTTTTGAGATTTGAACCACTTGGCCGATGACCTGAATATCGGGATGGTCTGCCAACATCAACGACATCGGCGGATAGGTATCATTGTCTGAAATCAGCAGCAGGCTGCCGTCAATCTGTTTTTGGATGCGTTTGACCCAAAGCGTTTCGCCTGAACGGATGACGTAGATATGGCCGTCGCGCGGATTGGTTTTGGAGGTGTCGACCAGCAGCGTGTCTTTGCTGCTGATGGTCGGCTCCATGCTGTCGCCGCGTGCGATGACGCAGTTGAGGTCTTTTGCATACAGGCCGCGTGATTTAAGCCAGTCTTTTCTAAACGCCAAGTGCATGGCCGGTTCAGTTACGCCATAGGCAGCTGCACCGTTACCGGCGGAAACTTCTACATCGTACATGGGGATGAAGTCGTAGTCATCATCTGTTGCAGATTCTACATTTTGTTTGTTTGAGTAACTTTTACCGGTCAAGAGCCATTGAGCATCTATACCGAACTTAGTCACCAAGCGTTCCAGAACCAGTAAAGGGGGATCAATTTCACCTTCCAAAATTCTCTGGAAACGTTCTTTTTCAATGCCTAATTCTTCTGAAATTTCATCAATTCCCAGATTCAGGCGTGTATGGATATGGGCAACGACTTCTTTCATAAATGTATTTTGATTGTGCCCGAGGTTGCCTAGTGAAGAGTGGATTCTACTTCCAGTTAGGATGTAATCTACATCCAAATGTAGATTAGGATGCATTGCAGCTGCAGCCCTTAGATGCCGCTCAGGGATGGAGTTGCGATTTTTGCGCGCAGAAAAGGCTTTTTCAGATAATCCGAGAAAATCCGCTACATCTTTATCTTGTTTAAAATCAAGAGCCTGTTTCAGTCGATATAAAAAATCTACAAATTCCATTATTGCTCCTGTTGAGTAATCTACTTATGTAGATTATACTGCATTCATTGGTAATCAATTAGTAATGATGATAAGCGGAGTTTATCACAGATAGGAGTGTAATCATGGCATTAACAGCCGAAAAGCTAAAAGAAAAGTTTGAGAAGGAAGGGCGCACTTTTGCAGATTGGGCGCGTGAAAACGGATATAAACCACGAGAGGTGTATATGGTCACGAATGGATTAACCAAGGCAAAACGTGGCAAGGGCTTTGAGATTGCCAAGAAACTGGGACTGAAATAAGGAGGATGCGGATGGCGACGAGTAAAAAGGGCTGCCGGGTGTTGAAGGTCTTCAAGGCATTGGAGGGGCATCCAATTATCGGCATCAGCAACAAAGAGATTTCAGACGGCCTGGGCATTCCACCCGCTTCGGTGAGCCGGGATTTGGAAGACCTGATTGCCGAGGGCTTAGTGGTCAAGCTGGATAACGGAAATTTTGCTTACAGCATCAGGACGCTGCAAATCGCCGAGCGGTTCAGGCAGCAGCATGAACGGCTGCAAAGCAAGATTGCCGAAATCGGCAAGCGGGTGAATGTAGATTAACGAATTTTGAAAAGTAACGACGTCGTTACTTTTGGAGAAACAAAATGAGCAATGAAGTTGAAGTAATGGATGCGGTTGCAGTGCAAAACTACCAAGCCGCGCACAGCGTGATGGTAATGGAGCAATGGGGTAACGGCGAGGTGTACAGTGAAGAGCGTTGGATTAAACGCAGCCGCTTGGCGGTACGGCAGACGATGGAGGGCATGTTCGAGCTGGGGCGTGCTTTGATTGTGTTGAAAGAGCATACCGAGCATGGCCGCTTTGAGAATATTACGAAAGAGCAGTTCGGTATCGGGAAAATGGAAGCATCTCGCTTAATGCGTGCCACGCAGCGTTTCGCCACGCCGCAAATGCAGAAAGCCGCGCCGAAGCTGATGGATTTAGGCAAGTCGAAACTACTGGAACTCTTGGTCGAAGAAGACGTTACGCTGGTGGGTTTGGCCGAAGGGGAAGAAGTCAACGGCATGACCTTGGACGATGTAGACCGAATGACGGTGCGCGAACTGCGCGTCGCCCTGCGCGAAAGCCGCGAAACGGCGGAAGCGAAAGATAAGGTAATTGCCGATAAAAATAAAAAGGTCGATGAGCTGGCGGAAAAGCTGTCGAAAAAGCAGACGGGTGTCAAAGAGCCTAAACCTGCGGATGTGGGCATCGAGCTGACGATGCAGCTTGGCAGCTTGGAAGTCGGTATCCGCTCGCAAATCAGCCGATTGCGCGAGATGTTTGAACAGATGGCGGCTCACGGCGAGGCGCATGGATTTGACCACCGCGCGAAGATGGTCGGCACGCTCAATCAAATTATTTTGGACTGCGAGCAACTGCGCGAAAGCTATGCCCTTCCGACCGAAGCACCGACAGACAATGTGCCGGAATGGTTGGGCGGTGAAACGGGAGAAGGCGATGAACCCGGCAATGATTGAGCGTCTTAAGGCAGTCGAGAATCAGGCGGAAGCAATGGGACGCGGCGCACGCTCTGCATATCTTAAGCAGCAGGCGCAGGAATTGGGCGTCAGCCTTGCCACGCTATACCGCAAGCTGGAGGCGGTCAGTGTCAAGCCGACGCGCAAACGGCGAAGCGATGCTGGTAAAACGGAACTGAAGCTGGAAGAAGCCAAACTGATTTCGGCTGTACTGGTGGAGGCCATGAGGCGCAACGGCAAGCGGTTGATGTCGGTCAAGCAAGCAGTGGAGATGCTGCGAGCAAACGGCAAAATCGAGGCGGCGCGGATTGATGAGGAAACGGGGGAAGTCATTCCGCTTTCTGAAAACACCATTACCCGTGCTTTACGAGAGTACAAGCTACATCCCGACCAATTACTTCAGCCTGATCCTGTCAGCCGTATGAAATCTGAACATCCGAATCATTGCTGGCAAATCGATCCGAGTTTGTGCGTTTTGTATTACCTGCCACGTCAGGGCAAGGATACGGGGCTGCGGGTCATGAAGGAAGAGGAGTTTTATAAAAACAAGCCGAAAAACGTCGTCAAAATCGAAAACGACCGCGTCTGGCGGTACACGGGGACAGACCATGCCTCCGGCACGATTGCGGTGCGTTATTACTTCGGCGGCGAGACGAGTGCGAACTTGTGCGATTTTTTCATCTTCATGATGGCGCAAAAGGCAGACCCGTTAAAAGACCCGTTTCGCGGAGTGCCGCGCATGGTCATGCTTGACCCGGGCAGCGCGAATACTTCGGCGGCGTTTAAAAATTTGTGCAAGTCCTTGGATGTGCATGTGCAAATCAACAAGCCGGGCAATCCGCGTGCCAAAGGGCAAGTGGAAAAAGCCAACGATATTGTCGAAACGGCATTTGAGAGCGGGTTGCGCTTTACCGAGGTGCACGACATTGACCAACTCAATGCTTTATCGGAACGCTGGATGCGTTACTACAACGGTACGCAAAAGCACAGCCGCCACGGCATGACCCGCTATCAGGCCTGGAACAAAATCAAACCCGAGCAGCTCATCCTGCCGCCGCCTGCGGATTATTGCCGAGAGCTTGCCATCAGTGCGCCGAAAGAGGCGAAAGTCTCGGCGGATTTGGAAATCCGCTTCGGCGGACGGGTATATAGCGTGAAAGGCATCCAGGGGATTTTGGTCGGTCAGAAGGTTTTGGTCGGTAAGAATCCTTGGGAGGTAAACGGGGCGCGGGTCGCCACTTATGACGAGGAGGGTAACGAGGTTTGGGTATCTGTCCCCGAAGTAGTTTTTGACGAGATGGGCTTCAGGGCTGATGCCGCGGTCATCGGGGCGGAATACAAAGCCCCTGCCGATACGGACGCGCAGCAGCATCGAAAAGAGCTGGACAAGCTGGCGATGGGTGCGGAAACGCTGGAGGCGGCAGCCGCCAAACGCAAAGGCAAAGCAGTCCCATTTGGTGGCGAAATCGACCCGTACAAACATCAGGAAGATACGCTCGCCGCGCGAAATACGCTCTTTATGCCCAAACAGGGACAGCAGATGGCGTACAACCGGATGGAAGTCTCTGAGCAGGTATTGAGCAAGGTCGAAATCGCCAAACGCTTAAAACCCCGCGTCGAGGCAGACGGCGGCGACTGGAAACAGGCGATGGCGGTCATCCTCAAACACTACCCGGAAGGCGTGGTCGAGAGCAAATTGGACGAGGTTTACGACAGGCTCAAGACGATGGGTCGTCTGAAACTGCATAAAACCGGTTAGGCAAATGCGACGTCGTCGTCGCATTTGAAAAAAGGGAAAGTATGAAACAGACCTTTAAGCAAATCGGCAAATCCTATGCCGCCGCCGCAGCCGAAATCGGATGCAGCAAGCCGATGCTGGTGGCGGTAGTCAATCACGGGCAATGGCCGAAAAAAAACGCAGCCGAGCTGCGAAGGAAATTGAAACAATTTTTTGAAACGAATGGTGCGGAAATCCCAGCGAGCCTGAGAAACGAGCCGGAAGCCGCACCTGCCCAAGCAACTTACGAAGACAAGGACAATGAGATGTTACTACGAAAAGCAACTTTAAACCAAGCGGCAAAACAACATTTTAGCTTATTCCGCGATCCGTTTAACGACGAAATCCAGTCTGCGGACGATGTGTATATGACGCCGGATGTGCGCTATGTGCGCGAGGCGATGTTTCAGACGGCCTGCCACGGCGGTTTTGTGGCGGTGGTCGGCGAAAGCGGCGCGGGTAAATCCACACTGCGCGAAGACCTGCAAGACCGTATCAACCGCGAAGGCCGACAAATCATCCTGATCGAGCCTTATGTCTTGGCAATGGAAGACAACGACCAAAAAGGCAAAACGCTTAAGGCGGTACATATTGCGGAAGCCATTTTGGAGGCGGTGTCGCCGGGAACCAGCCCGAAACGCAGCCCGGAAGCACGTTTCCGCCAAATCCACCGCGCTTTGTCGGAAAGCGCGAAAGCAGGCAACAAACACCTGCTCTTGATTGAAGAGGCGCACGGTCTGCCGCTGCCGACCTTGAAACACCTGAAACGCTTTTTTGAGCTGAAAAACGGGTTTGAACGCCTGCTCGGGATTGTCTTAATCGGTCAGACGGAGTTGGCACAAAAACTTAGCGAAAACAATCCTGCGGTGCGCGAGGTGGTGCAACGCTGCGAGGTGGTCACACTCTTGCCGCTGACCGACGGCAAGCTCGAAGGCTACCTCAAGCACAAATTTGACCGCGTCAATGCGGATATGGCGAAGATTTTAGACCAAAGCGCGATTGATGCGGTTGCCGAGCGTCTGACAGTCAAAAGCCGCACGAGCAAGGGATTGGAAACCAACAGCCTGCTCTATCCGCTGGCGGTCAACAACTTGGTGGCGGCAGCGATGAATCAGGCGGCGGAGCTTGGTTTTGAGATGGTTGACGGCGATGTGGTACGGGGGGTGTGAGATGGAGGCGGTGAAAAATTTCTTATGGCGGCTATTGGTTGCGGCAGCGGCCATCGTCCTCTTCTTTACCACCGCCAGCTGCATACCCGACAAAGCCCCTGCCG